ATCGGCTCGCCGCCGCGCACACCCGGAATCGCCATCGGTGGCGGCAGCATCGGGCCACCCAGCAGCGGCGGCGGCGCCGGCGGCCGAATCAGCAGCAACGGCCGCGGCGTCGTCTCGAGCGTCCAGTACTCCGCGAGCAGCTCCTGATCGCCCGCCGCCCAGCCGCTCGGCGCCGCGCCCGATGATCCGGCCCACTCGGTGTCGCCATAGCCGCCCGACGCGCTGCGCGTCTTCGCTTTCTTCGGCAGCAGCAGGTCGCGCTTCTTCGCCACCTCGGCGCGATTGCCCCACTCGAACACGAACGCATATTGCATATCGCTCGCGTCCGGCTCTTTCGCGTCGCAGTCGAGCAGCACCTTGTCGGGATCAGGGATCGACTCGATCCACACCTCCTGATTCGGCGAACGCGGACTGCTGTATTTCGTCGTCACGCGGCAATAGCCGTAGCTGCGCTGAATCGCGTTCTCGGCGGCGGTGAGATAGGCGACGTCGGCGTGGCTGCGGTACTCGACCTCGCGCGCCTTGTTCTGATACCACGCCGCGCCGTCGTCGTTCGCGCCGTTCCCGACCGGCGTGAACTTCATCCCACGGGGGTTCGCTCTCAGTGAGTTAATGACGTGGTTGAAGTACTGGCCCATCTCTTCGGGCGCAATCGTCGGGCGGTTCTTGCGGAGCTTTTTGTCGTCGTCGTCCCACGGGTCGCCGCCGACAAAGCGCATATCGGTCTCGGCTTCGTCGCGGATGTCCTGCCAGTTCGACTCAGAGTAGGCTTTGCGCTCGAGGAGCTCTTGGAGAATGGCGTCCGGCATCACTGGATCCTTCGTGCGCTGAGCGGTAGAAACCTAAGCGGTTCTGGTATAATAAACAGCATGGGGAGAAATGCGTGGGGGATCACGAGCCTCGTGCGCCGGCGGTGCCCCATCTGCGGGCTGTCCATCAGCGCGGAGTCCTATACGGCCGCGCGAGCAGCCCAGTTGGATCACTACGCCCACTGTAATCCGGAGACGGAGGCGCAGCGCCAGCGGGCGGCGCGTCTGCGGAGAGCGCGTCAGCGCCGCCGAGCGCGGCGAACGCCGCCCACATCGCCGGCGTCCACTCTTTCCCCGGCGTCATCCGTAACGCCCTGAGCATCTGCTTCGGGTCGGCCATCGCGCCCCGCTCCAACAGTCCCCGCGGCCCCATTAGATCGATCGGCCCGCCCTGGAACTTGCCGCCGCGTTGCTCGCGCACGCCCTCCCACATCTGCGCGAACACGTCCTTCAGCGGCTGATCGGGCTCGAGCGCCCGCAAGGTGTCCGCGAAGGCTTGCTCGACGCGCTCATACGCTTCGGTCTTGTTGACCGTGTCGTACATGGCGCCGTTGGTCTTGTACTTCGGCGGTCGTCCCTCGAGGATCCCGAAGTACTCGCGCAACGGCTTCAGATGCCGCGCCAGTTCCGCCTCGCCTTCCCCTGGCAGGATGCCGCCCAGCGCATAGACCGCGTGCCGGTCGAGCGGAATGCGGTCGTAGTCGCGCATCAGTTGCGCGAACGCCTCGACCTTGTCGCCGCTCAGCGCCTCCTGTAGCTGCGCCAGGTTCATGTTGCTGTACTTCGATCCCGGCAGCCCGAAACTCCCGCCCGGCATCGTTTCCAAGCTGCGTTCCGTGAAGGCTTTCCCGTCGGTCATCAGGTAGTGCCGCATCCCCTGCACGGCTTCCTGCGTGTTCCGCGGCACGCCGGTGCCCGCGGAGGTCGCCCCGACCATGCGCGCCCAGATGTCGGCCAGTTCCGGATCGTTGTCGAACGCCTTGAGAATCTCCGCGCTCGTGGCGCCTTGCCAGTTCGCTTGCGGCGCGGTCGATTTCCCGAGCTCAAGAAAATGCGCGATCCGCGCCTGCACTTCGGGCTTCAGCGCATAGACACCGGGCCGCTCGGTCTGCACCAGGGCGTCCGAGAGATGGCCCAGCGCCGGCGGCAGCGCCTGGCCCGTGCGATAGTGCGCCAGGTCGGTGGCAAAGGCCGGGAACTGCTCGGCGAGCCGGCCGAGCGCCTCGGGCGTGGCGGACTGAATGATCGATTGGGCTTGCGGTAACTCCGCCGTTGAGCCGAGAAACGCCGGCATGTGGCCCTTGCCGGCCAGCGCCGTATCAATCCCATAGGGGTCCGCTACCGTGAGGGACGGCGGCCGCGCGTCGCCCAGCAGATACGACCCGACGGCCTCCAGCGCGAGCCGGATCGGCCGGTCACTCGCCACGATCTGGCCGTAGGTCGGCCGCGTGTAATGCTCGCCCAACTGCGGCGCCCCGATCGTCTGTGCCTTCGTCCACGGCGACGCCGTCACCGCGTCCGCCACCGACGGCCCATAGTCCTCATGCACCACCGGACGGCCCTGCGCGTCGAACTCGTTCGTGCTCGCGAACCGCACCTCCGGCGGCACGCCCTGCGTCTGCTCGAGCCACGCCGCGAGATATTCCTGCAGCGTCTGCGGCTCGGGCATCAGCGCGCCTTCTTGCGCTTGGCCGGGCCGAGCGCCTCGCCCACCGATGGCCCGCGCGTGAAGTCCTGGATCTGCGCCGGCGTCATCGACTGGCGAATCTCGCGCGCTTTCTTGAACGTCGCGCCGTGCGCGGCCGCCTCCATCAACCGCCGCTGGCTCGCCGACTTCGCGGGCATCAGCCGTCCACCACGACGCGGTGCTTGAGCAGTTCCACCGTGTTCTGAAACGCCCGCTCGAGCAGCTCCGGCCCGAGCTTCAACGGATAGACGCTGCCGCTGCGCGCCATGCCTGCCATGACGCAATCCGCGATGTAGTCGAGCACGTCGATCAGGTTCACATCGACCGGACACCCATCGGGCTGCTCCAGATGATGGCGATTCAGCTTGCGGTGGCGATCCCACCAACTGGTATGTCCGGCGGCAAACCCGTTCACGAAATCGGCGTGAAAGCCGTCGATGTCCGTGAGTTTGTCGGGGTCGTGGTTGAACGCCGCCACGTCCAACTGCTCGCCAAAGAAACGCAAGGCCGAGCGCACATCGTTGATGTGCTGGATCGAACTGGTGTAGAGCGTGTTTTTCGTGACGGCCGCGAAGTCGCACGTGCGCGTGTCTGCGGTCGGACTCGGCGAGATGTGGATCAGCGTCTCGCCCATCGCTACACCGTCGGCGAAAACACGCGGTCGGTGCAGCCGCAGCGCAGCACGGCCCCGCCCGGCGCCCGCCAGTCCGCCGCCAGGTGAATGATCGGATCGGGGCACGTCATCTGGCCGCACTTGAGCTGCAGCTTGTCGCCGTGCTGGTTGAAGTCTTTCGCGCAGCGGTCCAACCGCCGTTTTTCGTCGGTCGTCCAGACGACGCGCGTCCGCGTCGAAATCAAGTAGGTGTCGGCATCGAGGGAGGCGCCGGCATGGAGCGGCATGGGTGCGGCCAGTGTCCCTAGCCGCGCCGCCGGGCGCAACAATTATTCGGGGGAAGAGCCCGTCACCGCAGCACCCACGCGCTCGCACATCGCCTGGTGCCCGGCGAGGGCGTCCGCTTTCGAGGTATAGCGTTCCATCTCGCCGTCGAGCGGCCCGCCAAAGACGAACGTCTCCCAGAGCACCGGCAGGCCGCGCCCGAAACTGTGATCGAGCGCGAGGAAGACCGTTGAAACGTGACTCCCGTGGATGTCGTCCGACGCGAGTGTGCGTGACGCCCGGCCGCCGCTCTCGAACCACTGCGCCCACGCCAGCAGGTCATCGCAGGGGACCGGCTCCCCCGCCGCGTCCAAGATGAATTTATCTGCCATCGCCATGTGCTACTCTAGTATCACATGCGGACTGAACTTGTCACCACCCTGAAACGCCGCGCCACCGCCGTCCTCGACCAACTCGCGGCCGACCGCGAACCCGTGCTCATCACCCACCACGGCCTCCCGAGCGCCTATCTGGTGGACGTGGAGAGCTATGACACGCTGCAGCGGCGGCTGACCATCCTCGAAGGCATCGCCCGCGGGGAGCGCGACTACGCGGAGGGCCGCGTCCTCTCCCATGCGGCGGTGAAGAAACGGATGCAGAAACGGATCGCTCGTTGGCAGAAGTAGTCTGGACCCGCGCTGCGGACGCTGACCTTGAGACTATCGCCGACTACATCGCGCTCGACAATCCCGCCGCGGCGTCCGCCCTCGTGCAGCGCGTCGTCGCGCACGTCGAGCAGTTGCAACAGTTTCCTGAGAGCGGCTCGTGGCCGGCCGAGCTCGATGGCCGCCGCTATCGGCAGATTATCGAACCACCGTGCCGCGTCTTCTACCGCGTGGACGGCGCGCGGGTCGTCGTGTTGCATGTCATGCGGAGCGAGCAGCGCCTGCGGCCGACGCGGCTCCGGCGCACATCGTAACAGGCATCCCGTCACCACAACACCCAGACCCAGACGGCGCACGCCACCAGCAGCGTCAGCACGACCAGCGCCAGCGCCACCACCGGCCAGCGGTCCAGCGTCCGATCCTTCATCGCCGTCGCTACCCCCACGTACTCGCCACCGGCCGCGCCGCGCGCTTGCTCTCATACGCCGGCCGTGGCGCCGCCACCGCCTGCGCCCACGTCAAGACAAACGCATCGGCATCGTCCGGACTCTTCTCCCCCCGCGCCGCCAGCGCCGCCTTGCTCTCGATCAGTAGCCGGTTCCGCCGGTCGAAGTGATACCCCGGCAGACACAACTGCTCGCACAGCGCATCGTCGTCCGGCAGCGTCCCGAGCAGCAGCCACTCTTTCGCCTTCGCATACATGAACGCTCGCAGGTTCGCCTGGTGACTGTCGGGACTCGCGCCGCCGAAGTTCGCCTCGTAGACGTTGTCGAACCCGAGCGCCTGCAGCCGCACGACGATCGGCGACCCGAAGGCGCTATCGACAAACATGGCCGCGAGCTGGTGCCCCGGCCGGCGGTCGGCGAGCAGCTCCGCGCAGAGCCCGATCCGCTGCGAGCGGTCGGCGTCGTGCTCGCCCGGAATCCGAATCGGCGGCTTCGCGTTGCCGTCCAGCCCGCGCCGGAACCGAATCACGTTCCACGCCTTGCCGCCGCCGCTGACGTCGAACCCCGCGACGAGCGGCTCGTCGTCGCTCGCCTTGAACGACCGCCGCCGCGCCGCCTGCACCCGCAGTGTATCGATGTATTGCAGCTCCGAGGCGCGCGGCGGCAGCCCGAGCACGCGCACCCGCCACGTATCGCTCTCCTCGCCGTAGTCCTCGGCAATCTGCGCGAGCAGCGCCTTGTTCGTGAAGCGCGACGTCCGGCTGTCGATCCGCCGATGGTTCCAGCGCGCCGCCGCGTCGCCCTGGCAGATGCGGTAGAACATGCCGGTGTTCCGCACCAACTGCCCCCAGGCGAAAAACATCGGTTCGCCATCGGTCAACCCCCCAGGGTCGGCCGTCTGCCAGATGCGGTCGTCCACCTCGCTCGCCTCGTCGAAGAGATACCAGCTCGTCGAGGTCTTCGCGTGCTGGCCGGCAAAGCTTTGCGCGTTCTCCGGTTTGCAGGTTTGCGGAATGAGCTTCCACGTCGCCGGCCGCCACACCGAGTAGATGCCGGTCGCCTGCGCGTGGAACCAGTGTTTCGTGAGGCACATCGCGAGCCACGCGCGGATCGCCGCCCAGGTGCGTTCGGTGAGCTGTGTGTTCGTGCCCGCCGTCACCGTGCCGATCGAATCGGGCCGCGTCGAGAGGAGGAACGCCGCGAGCATCCCGCCAAGGCT